TATGACGAAGGTCAGGCGCGTGAAGACATTCTAAATTTGATGGATGAGTATGATGTAAAAGACGAGTTTATGAATGATCGGTTTGACTTTGAGACAATTGATGATGTTATAAATGATATCCTTGAAGATTTTGATGAAGATCGAGGAATAGGAAGTAAAGGATATGATGAATTGGGGAAAGTATTTTCTGATGTATGGGAGATTGTCGGAGATATAGGGAAACAAAATACAAATATCCTTGATTTGTATATGCTTGCATTCAAGCTGGCCACTGATCAGCTGCAGAGCAGTCAGAAGGGAGGAAACATATAATGACTGGAACGAAGAATGAAACTCCTGCGGTGAAAAATAAGCCGCAAGAGAATAAAAGAAAAGGAATTCCACCGCAGGAAAGAGTAAGAAATGCAGTTAGAGCTACTGGGAACAAATGGGCGATTGAAAACTTCAATGCTACGCATTAGGAGGAGAAATATGAAAGGCGATACAAGAATTTTAGATTTGTTTTTGTTATTTAGAATGAGCAAAGAAGAAATTATTGGATTGATTAACGAAAAGCAACCAGTCGTATTCGTATCGGGAGAACATGCATATATGGTTCGGGATTATAGATGCGACATGACTGAACAAACACCAAGAATGTTAGGAGGGTTCATGGATTGGAATATTGAAAGATCTTATGAAGAATGCTCTCCGATCGGAGAAGTTAAAATTGTACTCGAAGAGGTTTTTGTTCTTAGAAAAAATAGAAATGTAAAATCGAGGACTATTGAAGTGAAAATACAATAACGGTATATGAATGAGGAAATGAATAATGAGCAATAGACCAGAGATTACGATGATGCTATCAATATCGACAGAGATGTACATAAACCCACACGGAGATCCGAGGATATATTGGGCAAAAGAAGTGACTTTTGATTACGCTACAAGCAATGCGGTTCGAGTGGACTATATGAAATTTAAGCCGGTAAATAATACAGTTTCCGGAATTGAAAAAGGAGATTTTTACTGCTATGAGGTAAAGTCATCGGTAGAGGACTTCCATTCAAAAAACGGTCATAACTTCATTGGAGACTTTAATTATTATGTAATGCCGGAAGATGTGTACGAAAAAGTGAAAGACGAGATACCATACAAAGTAGGGGTGTTGGTACCGGAAAAGAAAAACTACAGGGGAGAATGGTACGATTTGAAATCTGTAAAAAAATCTGCCAGAAAAGATAGAGAAAGACCTGTATCAGAAATGCTGCTTATGATGTTTAGATCAGCTGCAAGAGAAAGGAATGATAAATAATGAATAAAAATGGGGAAGGATATGTAGATCCTACACCGGGTGCTGCGTTTGGGAATATTCGTAGAGAAGAACATAAAAGAGAAGCGGATCGGCTTTCAGTTATCAGCAATCTCATACCGATTATGAAGAATACTGCTGAGCTTGCCGGATTTGAGGTTGTCGGAAGAATCGTACTGAAGGACAAGCATACAGGAAAAGAATACAGATAGGAGGAGTATAGAAAATGAGTGACATGAAACCTGTTGAGAAATACAAAATACTGGATGAGCCGTCATTGGAAAGAATCAGGACGCTTTCGGTTCATTACAGCAAAAGAAGCCAGCTTTTAAAGGCGAAGGAAGAACTGAGAGAACTTCTGGATGAGTTGGAAAAAGCACCGAATCCATTTGATTTTGAAGATCTTGTATTTCTGACTGATAATACTTGGTCCGAGGTTGCCGATGTGTTCATAATGCTTATGCAGTTGATTATGCAGCATGAATCAGCGGAAAAGGTTTCTGATGAAATAAATTACAAACTGCATCGGCAGTTCGATAGAATCAGCAAAGAGAATATTCCGGAATGGAAGGAGAAAATGCTTAATACGTTCCTTGGGGGTAGATAAAATGGATGAACATCTTTTATTTTTGTTTTCTTTCCTGGATGAAGTTGAGAAAGAGATAGCAGATGATGCGGAAAAGCAGGTATGGATTGAAAAGTGCATAAACATAAAGACGTTAAGCGACTTTACAGTTTCCTGCTCATACGGGGATATGGTTTTAATAATCTGCGTATTGAAGGACTATTTAAAGCTGATTGCGAACAAAGAAGGACCAACCTGGGATTATTACAGGGATAAGTTTTCAAAAATGGCATACAGATTATCCGGCCAAATAGGTTACAACTACGAAAAAGCCTATGAAAGATGCCAGAAGAAAATGAACGGAAAAAATAGCAATGATGATATTGGAGAGGATGCAATGGCATTGGCTGTCAAATATGGAGGAAACGGTAAAAAGAAATCAGAAAAATCTGATTCATCGGATTCTGGAGGGAAAAATGAAGAGATTAACACATAAACTTGCAAACGGACTGAGTACAGGATACTGGTCCGGGAGAAGTAAAGCAGATCTTGTTGAAAGACTGGCTGAATATGAGAATACCGGATTGACACCGGAAGAGATACATATTGCTATGAGAAACCTGGAGATACTCGAAGAACGGATGAAGGAGGAAAATGACAGATGAGTTTAATGCATGCGAAATATCCAAATTTGGAACTTTTGGAATTTAAAGCAAGAGTTATGTTGTCAAAGGATAGTGAGTTCACAGAAGAGGTAGATAAAAAGCGAAAAGAAAATAAGTATAGATCGGTGGAGTTTGAAGCTATTGTTTTTTCTCAGATGTGGGGAAGTACATGCACCGGCTTTGATGTTTTGAAAGATGGAAGTCCAGCTATTGGAGGATGTGCAATGACAAAGGAATACACAACAGTGATGCATGAGCTTCTAACGGATTCCTATATCGTATTCTTTGGAGCAGAACCATGCTATAAAGTGACTAATGCGAACGAGACTTTCTTTGATGATTTGGCAAAACGGAGAATGGCTAGTTTGAGCGAGGCAAAAAAAGCATATTAAAAGTGGAGAGTGATGGATGTTTTGGATGATTGCATAAGAAGCGAAGAAAAGAAATACTGCTGTACCTGTAAATGGTATGCGGAGTTTGAAGGCGTATGCTGCAATGGGGATAGTGAATACAGAGGAGATTTCAGGAATCTGGATGATACTTGTGTCTGCTGGGAAAACATTGAGGAAAAGGATAGGTGCAATGGATGCTTTGGAGCAGCGAATAATGATTGCCATATATGTCCGAAAAACGGTCTGGAGGTGTAAAATGTTCACGAAATGCCAGAAATGCGGTAAGAAGTTGACGGATCCGGAGAGTATGGCCAGAGGGTACGGACCTGAGTGCTGGTCGCAGATAACAGGAGAACCGCCGGATTCAAATGCCAAGGTTGGAGATGAAGACGAGATTTCCGGACAAATGAACATATTCGACTTCCCGGAATATCTTCCGGATACGGGAGAGGTGAATAGCAATGGCTAAGATAATACTGTTTCCTACTCATGAGGGATATTGCAGGACATGTGCATATTCCAGCGGAAATGGAACTTGCAACAACAAAAAGTATAATGAGCATCAATATGAGGTTAATTGTGTTTGGAAATACTGTCCATACAGGAAGGAGAAAGCTGAATAATGGAAGAAAAAAATATTGAAAAAATAGTGATACACTATGATAATGGAGAAGAGAATACCATACATAAAGGTTTCATGTGTGGTATAAAAGAGGACACAGAATCCGGAGAAGCAACACTTGATTTTACCATGTGTCATATTTCTGGAAGAGACCTCGAAATGATAGTCATGGGATGTCTGCAGCTTGGAGAAAGGCTTGGTATGTTCGATGGAAGAAAAGAAAAACCAGAATAAGAGAGTGTGCCCGCTGTGCAGAAAAGAATATGACGGAGTTCCTGCACTTTCCAGAACGGATAATGAAACACTTATCTGCCCGGAGTGCGGTACCAGAGAAGCGATTGATGCGGCTCTTAGTGTTCCGGAGTTTTCTGCTGGCATGACAGAGCAGGAAAAAGAGGAGTATAAGGAAAACGTGATCAGGAAGATTCACGAGAATATTTAGATTTGGAGGATGAAGACATGGATATGAAAGATAGAGTTGAATTCGTAGCATTGACGAAGGAGGAAATCGAATCCATGATTGCGAAGGCAGCTCTGGCCGGGGCGTCTGTGGCGGCTGAGACTATGGAGAAAGCATACCGAAAAGAGCAGAAAGAATTAAAAGATCGCCGACTGCACAACACAAGGCTATTGCTTAGAAATTATAGAATGCTGAAGGAATCATGCTCAAAAGCGGTATATTCAAAGACGAGAGAAGAGAAAAGCGCCGCAGAGGTCATGGAGGACCTCATGTCCATGAAAGGCAGCGACGGAGTAATCGTGAATTCCATTAAGGAATCAGCAGAAAGGACGAGCATTATAATTGCTCATGTTGATAAAATGCTGGATGTGTACCGGGTATTTTGCAGTAAATGTGGAGAAAAAGAGAAGAGGCAGTATAAGGTTGTGAAGGCCATGTACATGACGAAGGAGGCGGCGAGTGTTCCGGAATTATCAAAAAGATTCGGTGTTAGTAAGGTCACGATCTATGATGATATAAAGGCAGCGGAAGAGCGCCTGTCTGCCCTGTTTTTTGGCATTAACGGCTTGAAGTTTTCTTCTTGAAAATAGGAATAACGGAAACCGTTAAGTTAATATTGACTTAATAACGGAAATCGAGTATGATATGGGAGTAAAATCTTATCAAGAGCCATGAGCCACCGGAAGAGAACCGGTGGCTTTTTTCATTCATTCCGGGAAAGGAGATGCAAGAAAGGAAGAAAATGCTTCTTACATCAAACAAAGGAGAGAAAAGATGAATGGAATCATGGTGTTGGTGGCATATGCGGTCCTTATGATTGTAGCCACCATAGTTTTTGCAAAGAGGGATAAGGATTCGGACAGCTTTTATGTTGGGAACCGTAATATGGGAACCGTCAGCTCTGCGATGAGCATTGCTGCCACATGGATTTGGGCCCCGGCGTTATTTACATCTGCTGAGAAAGCATATTTGAATGGCGTTCCGGGGTTATTTTGGTTTCTGGTACCGAATATTCTCTGCCTGCTCATTTTCATACCGTTTGCAAAGCGGATCCGGAAGGAAATGCCGAATGGCATTACATTGTCCGGGTATATGCATGAAAAGTACAGATCGGAGAAAGTAAAAGGAGTATATCTCTTCCAGCTGACAATGCTTACGGTCCTTTCCACTGCAGTACAGCTCCTTGCAGGGGGCAAGATACTCAGCGTGGCTACCGGATTGCCGCTTTGGGTAATGACGATTGTACTGGCAGTCATCGCTTTTTCATATTCGCAAATATCCGGGATAAAGGCGTCTGTACTTACGGATGCTATTCAGATGATATTCCTTCTTCTGGCGTGTGCAATATTCGTTCCGTGGGCGTTGAAATCAAATGGGGGAATGTCATCAATCCAACTGTCCGGAATTACCGGAGAGTTCGGAGATCTGTTTTCAAAGAACGGACTGCAGGTATTCCTGGGATTCGGATTACCTACAGCGATAGGGCTGTTTGCTGGACCGTTCGGAGATCAATGCTTTTGGCAGAGAGCTTTTTCTATCAGTGATAAGAAGATTGGAAGGGCGTTTTCGCTCGGAGCTGTTCTGTTTGCAGTGGTACCGCTTTCCATGGGAATCCTTGGATTTATTGCGGCAGGCATAGGATTTATGCCGAAAGATACAGGAATGGTAAATTTTGAGTTGATACAGGCACTTTTCCCTGCATGGGTAATTGTACCGTTTATGTTCATGCTCATATCAGGATTGTTATCCACCGTGGACAGCAATCTGTGTGCGATTGCTTCACTGACAACGGACCTGAAAGTTATCGGCAAATTAAAAGATGCAGATAAAATCAGGGTTTCCAAGCTGGCCATGGTCGCATTGCTGATTGCCGGCATTTTAATTTCCAATATTCCGGGACTTACCGTAACGCATATGTTCCTGTTCTATGGAACACTGAGAGCGACAACGATGCTCCCGACAATGCTCACGCTGTTAAAGGTTAAGCTAACGAGCAACGGGGTGGTGGCTGGAATCATCACTTCCTTTGCCGTAGGGCTTCCTATTTTCGCCTGTGGCACTGTTTTTGATATACCGGAGTATAAAACAATAGGTAGCTTATTAACCGTCCTGCTGGCGGGATTTGTAGCTGTGCTTATGAGTGCGTGGAGGAAAGTTCATGGAAAAAGTATTGGGTAGAAAACAGAGTATCAGAAATGAAGATTGGATAAATGCAATGCAGCACATTGAAGATCTGGTAAAGAAAGAAGAACTGGATACACTTGTTGATCAGACAGTATCTGAGATTCTGGAACAGACCGAAGGAAAGAAAGCAGCGTTCGCATGGAGCGGAGGGAAAGATTCCCTCGTGCTTGAAAGGGTATGCGAAATGGCAGGAATCCACGATTGCCTTATGGCAGTATGCGATCTGGAATATCCGGCGTTTATGGAGTGGGTTGAATCCCATAAACCGGAAAAGCTGGAAATCATCAATACCGGTCAGAACATGGATTGGTTATTGAAACACCAGAATATGCTATTCCCGCAGAAAAGCAATGTAGCGGCTCAATGGTTCCACATGGTACAGCACAGGGGGCAGGCAAGGTATTATAAGACACACGATCTGGATATGCTGCTACTAGGAAGACGGAGAGCAGACGGAAATTATGTCGGTAAAGGCTCAAACATCTATACGGATGGAAAGGGCGTTACAAGATACAGCCCGCTTTCGGACTGGAGCCATGAAGCAATACTCGCATTTATCCATTATCACAAAGTACCTGTTCCGCCTATTTATGAGTGGCAGAATGGGTATTCCTGCGGAACACACCCGTGGCCGGCAAGACAATGGACCGGATCCGTGGAAAACGGGTGGAAAGAAGTATTTGAAATTGACGGCAGGATTGTTATCGATGCGGCGAAGACGATACCGAGTGCCAGAGAGTTTCTGGAAAAGAACGGTAAGTAACTGCTGGAACACCGGAAGAATTGCAGTTCTCCCGGGAAATGCGATAAACATGACAGTAAAACAAATTGCTCCTTCAGAATAATTTTGGAGGAGAAACCAATGAAACAATTAACATTGAAACTCAGTGAACTTGTCCGGCCGGAACGGAACATAAGGATCCATACGGAAAAGCAGCTTGAAGAATTTGAGCGAAGTGTGAGGATGTTTGGACAGATCCGGCCGATCGTTGTCGATGAGAAAAACACAATCCTCGCAGGAAATGGATTGTATGAGACATTACTGCGTATGGGAGAGGAACAGGCACTCGTCTATAAATATGAGGACCTGACGGAATCACAGAAGAAAAAACTGATGATTGCCGATAACAAGATCTTTTCCCTGGGAATTGAGAACCTCGACACACTGAATGAGTTCCTCGAAGAATTGAACGGAGATTTGGATATTCCTGGATTCGATGAGGAAATCTTAAAACAGATGGTGGCAGACGCCGATGAGGTCACTGAGAAAATTTCAGAATATGGAACCTTGGACGAAGAGGAGATTCAGCAGATCAAAGAAGCGAACGAAAAACGGGAGCAGAAAGAACTGGAATCCGCTTCAGAAGAGGGGAAAGCTATTGTGCAAACTGATTTGCCGCAGCAGGGCGGGCAGTCCGCCACGATGGAGAGTCCGGAATCAGCAGAAACCAGACGCTTTGTAATCTGCCCGAAATGCGGTGAACAGATATGGCTGTAAAACGATGTGAGTCCAGCATAGATGTCGTAACAGCAGCCGAAATCAGAATAAAGAACGTCTTCCGAAACGGATTGCCGGTATTCTTTTCTTTTAGTGGCGGGAAAGACAGCCTGTGTGTAGCACAGCTTCTGGTAAATCTGGCAAACCGAGGAGAGATAGACATGAAACAGCTGACTGTGCAGTTCATTGATGAAGAGGCGATCTTCCCTTGCATGGAAGATATGACAAAGAAGTGGCGCCGTATCTTTATGATGATGGGAGCCAAATTTGAATGGTACTGCGTAGAAGTAAAACATTTCAACTGTTTCAACGCCTTATCAAATGATGAGACGTTTATATGCTGGGACTCAACAAAACAGGATGTGTGGGTAAGACAGCCACCTCCATTTTCGATTAGGAACCATAAGCTGTTAAAGCCGAGAGTGGATGCGTACCAGGATTTTCTTCCGAGGGTATGCACTTCCGGAATAACTCTCGTAGGAATAAGAACGGCGGAATCATTGCAGCGATTACAGAATATCGCCTCAATGACAAAAGCTGGAAGAACCATGACAAACAAAAGGCAGGTATTTCCGATATATGACTGGACAAATAATGATGTCTGGCTGTTCCTGAAACGGGAACATGTTGACATACCGGAAATATATCTGTATTTATGGCAGTCCGGTTCTTCAAAGCAGCAGCTTAGGGTTTCGCAGTTCTTTTCTGTAGATACAGCTCGCTCGCTGGTAAAAATGAATGAATATTACACAGATCTGATGGAACGAATCATCAGAAGAGAGCCGAATGCTTATCTGGCTGCCCTGTATTGGGACAGCGAGATGTTCGGCAGGAGCACAAAAGGCCGCCGGCAGATGGAAAAAGGTTCTGATACCAAAGATTACAAGAAGGAATTGCTTACCATGTTCGCAAATATGGATGTGTTCTTCGATACTCCGCATAAGCGGCATATCGCAGAACGATACAGGAATTTCTTCATGCAGGTGTCAACCATTGCTACTGCAGAGGACTTTAAGCACATATACGAGGGACTCATCTCGGGAGATCCGAAGATGAGAACCTTCCGGGCGCTTTATCACAGAATTTATGGTAAATACATCAGCAAAGCGAAGAAAATGGAGGATTCAAAGCATGGACAATAAATTGACAGCACCGTTATCTACCCTGCAGTGGGTACCGAGAAGCAAGCTGAAACCGAATGACTACAACCCGAATAAGGTATCCAAAGAAAACCTGAAACTGCTTACACAGTCAATTCTTACGAATGGCTGGACTCTTCCGATTGTGGTTCGCCCTGATTTTACGATTATTGACGGATTCCACAGATGGACTGTAGCCGGACAGGAACCTCTGGTTTCCATGTTGGATGGTCACGTTCCGGTGGTTATCGTTGATCACAAAGAACATTCGGAGGATATTTACGGTACCGTTACTCATAACAGGGCAAGAGGTACACATCTGCTTGAACCGATGAAGAAAATCGTAAAAGAACTCATGAATGAGGGAAAAACGATAGAAGAAATCGGAAAGCAGCTTGGTATGAAACCGGAAGAGATCTTCAGGTTATCAGACTTCTCAAAAGAGGACTTCCTCAATATGATGACAAAGGATGTTGGAGGTTTTTCAAAAGCGGAATTTGTTACAAAAATCTGATTTTAAAAACTGTTATACAACATATAGAACACAGAACGGCGGTTCGGGCGAGTGCTCTGACCGCCTTACTTGTGTCCGAATAAAATGCGGAAAGCGAGGTGATGGCGTTGCCGAGAGCAAGAAGTCCAGATAGCATTGAGGCGGAAAAGATGTTCCATGACGGTATGGCTCTGGTTGATATTGCTAAGAAACTTGGCAAGCCTGAAGGAACTGTCCGTAGGTGGAAGTCCACCCAGAACTGGGATGGAAACAGTAAAAAAAAACAAGGCGAGCGTTCGCAAAAAGATAAAGCGAGCGTTCGCAAAAGAGGAGGACAGCCTGGGAACAAAAACAGCAAGGGGAAACAGAATGCAAAAGGGCATGGAGCGCCGAAAGGAACTCAGAACGCTCTGAAGCATGGAGGGTACTCTGCTGTATATTGGGACACGCTGGATGAGGATGAGCGAGAGCTCATAGAATCCATGCCACAGGATGAAGAGGAAATCTTGATAAATCAGATCGCTCTTTACACAGTCCGGGAACGCCGGCTTATGAAAGCAATCAATAAGTACCGGGATTCAAAGGGAGGCGTGTATGTTGCCGGAGCGATAAGGTTTGAGAAAAAGAGAACCTTCAAAGACGATGAGGAAAAAGAACTGTATGAGGAGAGAATCCAGGAAAAGGTAATGAAGAATGAACGTCTTCCTGGAGAATCTTATGACTTGCAGACTTCTACCGCATCGACAGCAGATCTTGTGGCAAGGCTTGAAAAAGAGCTGACCTCCGTACAGAGCTGTAAAACGAAAGCCGTTGACGCTCTGGCAAAACTCAGACTTGAGAAAGAAAAGGCAGCAGGAGAAAGCAAAGGGAACGAATTGGTTCGTGCCTGGGCTGATAGCGTCATAAAGTCAAGGAGGGAACAGGATGGACAGTAATATGGACTGGTTGTCGGACTTCCTTGATGAAAGCATACCAATATGGAGAGATAATCCTGTCATTTATTTCCGGGAAGTATTGCAGTTTGAACCTGATGAATGGCAGGCAGAGGCGGCAATGGACTTGGCGCACAACCCGAAGGTCAGTATCAAATCTGGCCAGGGTGTTGGTAAGACCGGTTTGGAGGCCGCTGTGTTCCTGTGGTTTATCACCTGCTTTCCGTATCCCCGTATCGTAGCGACAGCTCCTACAAAACAGCAGTTGCACGATGTTCTTTGGTCTGAGATCTCGAAGTGGATGAGCAAGTCTCCGTTGCTCTCTCAAATACTCAAATGGACCAAGACATATGTTTATATGGTTGGCAATGAAAAGCGTTGGTTTGGCGTTGCTAGGACTGCTACAAAGCCAGAGAATATGCAAGGTTTTCATGAAGATAATATGCTTTTTATCGTGGATGAGGCGTCTGGTGTCGCCGATCCGATTATGGAGGCTATTCTTGGTACCTTATCAGGAGAAAATAATAAACTGCTCATGTGTGGAAACCCGACGAAGACAACCGGAACATTCTATGACAGCCACACAAGAGACAGGGCACTTTATAAGTGCCATACTGTATCGTCTGCAGACAGCAAGAGAACAAACAAAGAGAATATCGAATCTCTGATAAAGAAATACGGGTGGGAATCCAATGTGGTCCGTGTCCGTGTGCGGGGAGAATTCCCGAATCAGGAGGACGACGTTTTTATCGCATTATCTATCATAGAGCAGTGTGGCAGCAGGCTGTTTGAACTGGATGATGGAAAATTACTGCCATATATCATTTTCGGTGTCGATGTGGCACGTTTCGGAGATGATGAAACGATTATCTACCGCAATGCCAGAGGGAAATTGAAAATCGTAGCAAAGCGAAGAGGTCAAGATCTGATGAGAACGGTTGGAGATATTGTCAGGCAGTATAAGAAAGCAATCAAAGAATTTCCGGACTACCACGGGAGGATATACGTCAATATTGATGATACCGGTCTTGGAGGTGGAGTAACTGACCGACTTAGGGAAGTAAAACGGGAAGATAAACTGAGCAGGCTGTATGTGGTGCCTATAAATGCCGCTGAGAAGATTGAAACGGACACAAAGGCCGGGAAAGATGCAGCGGAGCATTACAACAACCTGACAACCCATATGTGGGCTGTACTAAAGGACCTCATGGAGAACCAGGAGATTGAGATTGAAGAGGATTCAGAGACATTTGCACAGCTTTCTTCACGAAAATATTTCCTTGCCAGCAATGGAAAGCTGGAGCTTGAGAGCAAAAAGGAAATGAAAAAGAGGGGATTGGATTCCCCGGACCGTGGAGATGCTGCGGCGCTTTCTGTTTACTTAGGAAAAATCAAGAAGTACACCGGAAGTGCTCCGAATCAGGCGAATACTGATGGCCTTGGAAAGAGCAGCTACTGGAAAAACAGATAGGAGGTTGTTTGAATGGGTATCTTTAGAAAAAGAGAAGGATTTGTCACAAAAGGGAATCGTCAGATTCAGAATGGCGATACACCGGGAGCTCAGCAGACTATAATCAAAGGTCTGGATCATTATTCCAATCAGATTCTCGAAGCTCTGAACGGTTATCCGGCAGATGACGCCGCATTGATCGTGGTAAGCCTTAGAAATCTGGCAGATGGTATCCAGAAACAGAATCCGGCAAGCAAAGTTCTGATCGATTATATCAACAAGAACTTTAAGAAACCGGAAATATCAATTGATGAAAAGGTTGAAAAGACCAAAAAAAGATAGTGAAAGGAGGGAAAACCCATGGCAGAGATTGGTCGTATAGGCCAGAAGCGGTATGGTGGAGTTTTCTATGAGGAATTTCTTCGGGAACTGCAGGGCATAAAAGGCATAAAGACGTATCGCGAGATGGCGGACAATGATGATACAGTCGGCGCCATCCTTTTTGCTATTAAAATGCTCATCCGTCATACCAAATGGAACATTGAGCCCGGAGGTGATACGGCGATAGACCGTGAGGCGGCAGAGTTTGTGGAAAGCTGCATGAATGATATGAGTACCACATGGACAGATACCATTTCGGAGATCTTATCATTCCTGACTTATGGTTGGAGCTTTCACGAAATTGTGTATAAGCGACGAATGGGAAAAAGCAGGAACAGGAAGACGAACAGCAAGTATTCTGACGGTCTGATTGGCTGGCAGAAGTTGCCGATACGTTCCCAGGATACGCTTTACCAATGGGAATTTGATGAGCACGATAACCTGATCGGCATGACGCAGCAGCCACCGCCGGACTTTGGAACGATTACAATTCCAATCAGAAAGGCAATGCTCTTCAGAACTGAGAGTGCAAAGGATAACCCGGAGGGAAGAAGCATACTGAGAAATGCGTACCGTTCCTGGTACTTCAAAAGAAGGATTCAGGAAATAGAGGCAATAGGAATCGAAAGAGACCTTGCTGGACTCCCAGTATTCCATGCTCCTGAAGGAACTGATATTTGGGATGATAAAGACGATGATATGGTAAAAATCAATGCAGCACTCATGGGAATGGTAAAATCCATTCGTCGTGATGAGTACGAAGGCTTAGTTCTTCCACATGGATTTGAATTTGAACTGGTAAGCACCGGTGGGGCAAGGCAGTTTGATACGAACGCCATTATCAACAGGTATGATACAAAGATCGCCATGACGGTATTGGCGGACTTTATCATGCTCGGACATCAAAAAGTAGGAAGTTTTGCATTGAGCTCTGATAAAACGGAGCTTTTTTCAGTTGCAATCAGTTCTTTCCTCGATGTAATCTGCGAAACATTCAATAATCAGGGCATTCCGGCACTGATTGATATAAACGGAGATCATTTCAATGGGATTTCAGATTATCCAAAGATGACTCACGGAGACATTGAAGATGTAAATGTCAAAGAGGCAGGACAGTTCATTAAGGATATGACAGGAATCGGTGTTCTTATTCCTGATGATGGACTTGAAGATTATGTTCGAGAGATCGGACATCTTCCTGAGAGGACAGCGGATTCTAGGGAGGAGAACCCTGAAAGGACAAAGCAGCAGAACAAGAACGAACCTCCGGAGGATGATGTGGAAGAGCCGGAAGACGAGGCAGAGGATGAAAAGAAAGCTGCCGAAGCGAAGAAAAGGCTTGGAAGGTAAGGTGGGAATATGGCTTTTTTGTTTAAATCACCTGCTCCGATAGGGAAGAAAAAACGCCGTTCTCCCGGAAACCTTCGACTGCTGAACATGCTTGAAAGGTATATCACAGATACGGAGGCTGTTCCAATATCGATACTGACAAAGTTCTGGGCGGATCAGGCGGCTTCGATTACCTATAAGGAGATCCGGAAGATGATTGAGGACGGAGATGTGAGCAAAGAGGACCTTGAGAATTGGTCGAAAGATTATTCGATTCTTGTCGAGGAAAAGCTGGCTCCGCTTTGGGAAGAAGCTATCATCGTTGGCCAGATCGGGAACATGATACTTGATAGCCTGAAGAATTCCGATTTTGAATTTGATCCTTCTGATGAAGGAATCAGGAAATGGATTGAACAGCGAGGAGCTGATTTTGTTACCAATTCCGTTCAGGAGCAGAAAAAAGCAATCAGACGCCTCACTGCAAAGGCTGTCCGGGAAGAATTGTCACCGGATGAACTTTCCCGTGTTATCAGACCATGCATTGGTTTGAATAGCCGGCAGGCAGAGGCAAACCTAAGATATTACAACAATATCAAGGCACAGCTGAGAAAAGAACATCCGAAAATGAAGCAGGAAACCATTGTCCGCAGGGCAAGGGATAAAGCTCTCAAGTATGCTGAAAAGCAGCACCGATACCGGGCAAAGACGATTGCATTGGATGAACTGGCAGAGGTATATAACCAGGGAGCTCATTTTGGTATCAAGCAGGCTCAGAAGAAAGGATACATAGGACATGTTCGAAAGGTTTGGGTTACAGCAAGACAGGAGAGCGTGTGTAAGTATTGTGAGGCTGTGGAAGGCGTCAGCAAGGAACTGGATGAACCGTTTGACGTTGGAAAATGTGGAATGGTACAGGTTCCTCCGGCACATCCGAGATGCCGGTGTGTACTGAAATATGTTGAAGTCAGGGAGGATAAGCAATGAAAACAGTATATGAAATCCTTGGAATCCACAAGTCCAGGGATAAAACCACTGAAAATGTGGATAACAGTGCAGATAAAGGAACGTCTGTGTTGAAAGGAAAATTTAAAATCCAGAAATCCGAAGATGAAAAGCGGCTTGCCTTCGGATGGGCGAATATCTCCATTGATGAATCAGGAGAGCAGCTCGTAGACTGGCAGCAGGATATGATTGATCCGGAAGAACTGGAAAACGCAGCATACAAATTTGTACGGCTTTACCGTGAAGGTGGAGAGATGCATGAGCGAGGAGATTGCGCCGTTCTGGTTGAAAGCGTTGTCTTTACCGAAGAGAAGATGAAAGCCATGGGGATTCCGGAAGGAACATTGCCTGTCGGCTGGTGGATTGGTTTCTTCGTTACAGACGATGATGTTTGGGAAAAAGTTAAAAACGGAACATATCCGATGTTTTCCATCGAAGGAGAAGCCGAGAGAGTTAAGGTGGAAGACAATGAGAATATTGATTGATTTTGCTCTGGTATCTTTCGGAGCAATCATCGGCGGTACCGTAATGGCATTATGTGCGATAAGCGGAAGAAACCGTGACGATGATGAAAAGTGATAATCGGAAGGCAGCGAAAGCTGTCTTTTGTATTATAAAAAATCCATGGAAGGAGGTAGGAAGGTTGGCTAAGAAATTAAAAAACTTAGAAGTCACAAAAGTCGATTTCGTTGATGAAGGAGCAAACCAGGGAGCAAACATCAAGCTGTTTAAGCGAAAAGACCAGAATGACAATCCTGTTGTAGCGGTTCCGGTGCAGGATCCGATGAAAGAGCAAAAAAGCCTTTTCAAAAGACTTATGCACTCGATCGGGAAAAGCCTCGGATTCAATGATGAGGAAATTGATAGTTTCTCGGAACCATCTGCTGACGGGAACGTACAGAAAGGAAATTCGCAGACCTTTGGAGATAAAATGACAGAGGTTAAAAGGCAGAAAGTCGCAGATGAAATCTGGAGTATCTGTTATGCTTTGCAGTCTTCTCTGCAGTCAATTCTCTATGATGAGGATCTGGAAAGAGAAAAAGCAAAAGAAATGATGGAACAGAGCATTTCAGAGTTTGATGAGATTATCGCCGAATCAGTTGAGAGCTGGTCCAATGGTAAGCTCTGCGGAATCAGGAAGTCATTGGATGATTCAGAACTTGAATCTATGAGGAAATTCAGGGACAAGTTAGATTCTGACATCCAGAAAGCAATGGAAAAACAGAGAGGAGAATTAGAAGACATGCTTAAAATCGACAAATCAAAAATGACGGCAGAAGAAAGAGCAGCCTATGATGCGATCATCAAAAAATATGCTGTCGAAACTGAGGAAGAGCCCGTTGATAAATCTAAGGTAAAACCTGGAGAAAACGAGGACGAGATGGAAGAGGAAGAAACAGAAAAAGGATGCGGAGGCGGTAAGAAACCGACTAAGAAATCTGCATCTTCCGAAGAGGGAGAAGACATCTATAAGGGACTGCACCCGCTGGTAGCAGCTGAAATTCAGCGTTTACGCAAGAGAGCTGACGAGGCGGAAGAGAGAGAGCTTATGGAAGTGGCCAAGAAGTATGAGATTATCGGCAAGAAACCGGAAGATCTCGTTCCTACTTTGAAGAGCCTGAAAGCTGCCGGAGGAACTGCATACAACGATATGATTGGTATCCTCGATTCTGCTGTTTCCATGGCAGAAGCAGGTGGAACATTCGAGGAAATCGGAAAATCTGGTCATGGAAGAACCGGAACTCCTGTTGCAAAGAGCAATTCTGAAGCGAAAATCGAGTCTATCGCAAAAGGATACATGGAGAAAGATCCTAACCTGAACCTCACAGATGCTATTGCGAAGGCATGGGAGAACAACATGGACCTGATGGCAGCTTATGAAGAAGAAGCTGGAATTTAAGGAAAGGAGATAAAAGAATGGGTAAGAATTTTAACGGAGTTCAGATGAACAACTCTCCGACTATCGTTGAGAAAGCCGGAGCAGCAATCACCGACTGCAGAAACAGAATCATGAAGTATGATGGAAACGGTGATGTGGTACTTGCTACCGCCGGAACGGATATTCCTGTAGGAATCGCTCTTATCGAGTCCGGTTACAATGACATTTCCGGTACCGAATCTGGGAAGGTTGCCAAAGGTGATGATATCGACATCCAGGTAAAAGACATTGGATTTGTCATGGCAGGAGCAACAATTACCAAAGGACAGGAAGTGGCCTGTGGAGCAAACGGACTGGCAGCAGTCGCGGCAGCAGGAGATTATGTTCTTGGCGTTGCTCTTAGTGGTGCCAGTGCAAACGGTTATTGCAAAATCCAGATTGCAAAATATCAGAAAGCCGCAGCTGCAGGCGGCGTTGACTAAATTTTAGGAGGTAAAAGTAAATGAGAAATACACCATCAGGAATTTCCGCGGAAATCGCGAAAGGCGTCTTTAGACCGCACACGGCGCTTACAAACATGGCACTGTCTTATTACCAGAACGCAGCGAATTATTTCGCAAGAGCGATCTTCTCTATTTGTCCAGTAGGCTTGTCTTCTGACAACTACTATATTTTCGATAAAGAAGATCTTCTTCGTGATAATTGGCAGAGAAAACCTGCTTATGGCAAGGTTGCTCCTGCTGTAGTATCTGAACACACTGACACATACAACTGTCAGGTAGACCAGATGATTATGGGTATCGACCAGATTCGCCAGACAGATCTTCAGAGAAGAATGGGACCGGCTATCCGTGATCCGAAGCAGCAGAGAACAAAAACGATTGCAGAACAGGCAAATATCCATCAGGATATGCTGTTTGCAGATAAGTTCTTCAAAGCAGGAGCATGGAATGACGAGTACAGCGGTGTAGACAGCACAACTGTATCCGGAAAACAGTTTATCAAGTTTTCCAATGGTAACTCTGATCCGATTAAATTCATCGATGAGAGAAAAACTGCCATGCACGAAAGCACCGGCCGCACACCGAACCGCCTTGCTCTTGGAGCAAATGTGTTCAATGAGCTTAAAAACCATCAGGCGATTCTGGAGAGAGTTAAATACGGTGGAACTACTGCGAATCCGGCTTCTGTTACAGAAAATGTTCTGGCAGAGCTGTTTGGAGTAGAGAAGCTGGTTGTCCTCAGATCTATCGCAAACAAAGCTGCGATGGGAGCTGACGCAGATATGCAGTTTATCGGAGATCCGGATGCATTCCTGCTTTCCTATGCTACCAATTCTCCTGCTATTGATGAACCGTCTGCTGGTTACATCTTCGCATGGGATATGCTTGGAAACGGTCAGATTCTTCCAATCCTGAATTACCTGGGAGAGAACGGAACACATTCCGAATATGTTGAAGGACTCATGGCTTTCGATATGAGAAAGACCGCTGACGATCTGGCAATGTTCTTCAAAGATGCAGTCTAAGAAATGGAGGTAGCTTATGAGGTTAATTGCACAGAAGCCCTGCTCATTTGGAGGTAACAAGTTTTTCATCGGCGAGGAAGTACCGGCCGAGTTAGTCACCAATCCAAAGATGCAGGAGAAGATGGGCGTTATCGCTATTGCTACGGACGGCGGAGATATTCCGAAAGAGGAACTTGCAGACATGGTAGCGACTGTTGGGCAGGTTATGTTTGAAATGCCGATTCGGCAGAAAGGCGAAACCATGTCTTTGCCCCTCAATGAGGAACAGTTGTCCCAGGCTATTGAAATTATGCAGATGAGCACAAACGATGCGAAAGAGGCTATTAAAGGGCTCACGGATGAAAATGTGCTTATCCTGCTTAATGCCTGTGATTCCAGAAAGGCTATCAAGGACCTTACAGAATCCGTGGCAATAGGACTTGAAGAGGCACCGGAAGAAGATGACGCTCCAGAGGAGGAAAGTGCAGGTGAGGAATAATGGCTGGTACATACAGTTATGATCCTGCAAAGCTGGAAGAAGAGGGGAAGGACTTCATGAGATTCCAGCTCGGAGATACCATGGTAGAGGGCAAAGAGAAAACCTGTGCTTTGACTGATGAAGAGTACAATGCGATTCTGAAGATGCACAGTAACTGGAAAAGAGCGAAACTTGCATGTATCGAATCTATTTTCCGGAGATTTTCTTATGAGCCTGATACCGCAACAGGTCCACTTTCATTTCAGTTTGGGGCTCGGGCGAAGTTGTGGCAGGAAGAGTATGAGAAATTGAAAAAAGATCTCTCGAAATCCTGCCTTTCTGTCGGCGCCATATCAGCACAGGGAGGATGCGGAAAACCACCGTATTTCTATACAGGCATGATGTCCCACGAAAAAGAGGGAGGTTAATATGATGTATCTCCGACCAGGGAATCTTGAAAAAGATTTCATTGTGAAACGAAAAAAGACTGATATATCTGATACCGGAACACCTTATTCAGGCTATGTGGACACCGGTCTTCTGGTAAGTGGCGTCCTTGCGGATGCTGATAAGAACCAGAGTGACCGGAAGAAACATTTATGGAATCAGGATCAGCACTCTCTTACGCATACGATTGTAAGCAAAGGAGAACCTGTTGCAAAGAAAGGAGACCTGTTGGCAATGGATGATCGGTATTTCCTCATCCTTCTGGTTGATGATACAGGAGCGTTGGGAATTGCCACCATCTATTATGCAGAGGAAAGGAATGATTTGAGATGACACCGGGAGAAGCACCAGAGGCTATCAAAAAGGCTGTTCAGGAATCCGTCAGGGAAACAAATCATAAGACCATGCAGAAAGCATTCAGGGTATCCAATGCAATGCGAAACAGCGTCATAGAAGTATTGACAAATCCAAGTCCATCTCCTCCGGGAAGTCCTCCTGGAGTTCGGAGTGGATTTCTGCGGAGGGCATGGAAAACTGGTGTCCGCAACAATGGCGGTTCCGGCGGTGGCGTTTCGATTGTAGCTTATGCTGATGCAAAGGCTCATTACGCCGGTTATCTGCAAGACGGAACAAAGAAAATGGCGGCAAGACCATTTGTTGATCCAATTCTTGAGGATGTACAGCCGGAAGTTGATGCTATTTTCGCAGATTTTTAAGGAGGTAGGGAATGTTAATCGTAAAAGAACCTACAGAAAAGTTTAACACCGAAGAAATTCGGAGAGGAACCCTGGTCTATGCGAAGCATAAAACATGGGAGAATGGAGAAAAAGGGTTTGTTACAACAGCAAGTGAAGATGAAGTGATTGTGCAGTATCCGCCAAAGATCGGAAATGTCACAAATCACTTTTTTTTACGGGCAGAAGAGGTTGCGAAAGGAGACTGGGAAGTCCGTTATACAAACGATATGGAGACGATAGTCACATATCCGGAAGGAGGAACCAATGAACCTGAAACAGCTGATTTATAAGAGGCTTGTCCATGCGAAAGATATTGGAGGCCTGCTTGCAAAATACGCCGGACACCCGGCTGTCTTCGACACTGAAGCTCCGGATGATAAGCAGGACGGATGGGAAGGGAAAACGCAGTACCCAAGGCTCAATATCGTCCTCGATATGCAGGCAAATGAGGAACGTTCAAGCGTAGGCTCATTAACTATCACCATCTATACGGAACGCACGTCTATGGTCATTTTAGAGATTGAATCACTGGTGAAAACCTGCTTCAGGGATTTGCTTATTTCACCGGAAGACGGAGGACCGTACAGTTTTGCATGGGCGAGAACAGATCCTTTTTCGATTGAAGGAACGAATGTTATCGGACAGGATGTTACTTTTGACATTATGGAATACTCCGCTCAAGAGACCACGGATCCAGATCCGATTGTTGCACTTTCGAGGTATATTAAAAAACTATACCCCGATTCGATTGTGCTTGGCGTGGATCCGGTCGGAGAGTTTACCGAGGCATCCGTTACACCGATCTTTTACAGTCGCCTTGTCACTATGGATAAGGCGACTGGACACAACATGAATATTGTTACATGGATGGACTGCAGAATGGCAGTCCATCTTTTATGCCCTGACAAGGCAATGAACCTGAAAATGCTGGCAGCAGTCATGCAGAAAATCTCCGTTGACGAGAAAATTATCCTTCTGGATAACTCCCCAATGAATATATCAGAGGTTCAGATCGACAAACAGGCAGATTACCTGAAACAGGGGCAGCTATATGTAACTGGGCGGTTTGGAGTCCTGAAATACAAGGAAAAACCGCATGCGATCGAAAGCATTATCACTATGTAAGGAGGGAAAGCAATGGCAGAAAAGAAAGAGCCTATGGCCAAAGCTGCTCCACAGCAGACTGCGGAAAAGAAAGAGCCTAAAGGCATTCTGTATCCTGCGGAAGAGCTCGCAAAGGCGGCTCATCGCTTTAACACAAAGGAAGAGTGTGTGGTTGCTGCACTCAAATACTTCGGTAAGAAAGAAGCGACCATCAAAGAAACGGAAGAATTAGTAAAGAAATTCTTGCAGAAGGAGGTCAAATAATGGCTGGAACATTTATTATCGGCGAAACCAAAATTCGCCCGGGAACCTATTTCAATATTCAGAAAGTAGGAGGAAACCAGCTCGCCGGTGCTGATGACGGTACAACGGCTGTTTTCTTTAAAGCTGATTTCGGACCACTGAACGAAGTGGTTGAGATCGCACCTGGAGATGGATACGAAAAAGTATTCGGTACAGCAGGAACAACGGATGCCATTCGTGAAGTTCTGGCGGCAGGGGTAAAGAAAGCCCTGTGCTGTAGAGTTGGAAAAGGCGGAACTGTTGCGAATACAAAACTGAAGACCGCAGGAGATGTGCCTCCGGCCAAGGACGCACTGTCCATCACAGCGAAGCATCCGGGAACAAAGGCGTTCTCTATCGAGGTTAGAGAGAAACTTTCTGATACTTCTCTGAAGGAGTGCATTATCTATGCCGGCACAAAAGAATTTGAGAAGTTCGAATTTGCCGCAGGAGAAGAGGAAGACGAGGTTAAGAATCTGGCAGCAGCATTCGTGAACTCTCAGAACTTTGCATGCGAGATCTTGGACAGTGCAACAGGAGTTCTTGCTGAAACAGAAATCACAGCATTTACCCCTGGAACAGATCCAACAGTATCTACAGAAGATTACAGTACTGCATTTTCAGCGGCAGAAGCATACCGCTTTAATACGGCTTGCGTGGATACTGAGGAAACTGCTGTGCACCTGCTCCTCGCTTCTTTCATTGACCGTATCTTCAATGCGGGACAGCTCGGACTTGCCATTGTTGCTGAGAAAAATACGGTTTCTCTGGATGACAGAATGGATCACGCCGCCGGATTCAACAGTGAAAAGATGCACTACGTTGTCAATGCGTCTGTAGAAGAATCCGGAGAAAAAGTGGAAGGTTATCTGGTTGCGGCCAGAATTGCCGGTCTGATTGCTGCGTGTCCTTCCAATAAATCCCTTACTCATTCTGTAATCAGCGGATTCACAAAACTTGTGGATGTGCTGACTCCTACTCAGATTACCAATGCTGAGAAAAAGGGATGTATCGTACTGAGCACGAACACCACGGGACAGATCTGGATTGACAGTGCGATCAACACGCTGGTAACTCCGTCTGACAATCAGGATGACGGATGGAAGAAAATCCGCAGAACAAAAACCAGATATGAGCTTATTACTCGCTGCAATGACCAGGCAGACAGCCTGATCGGAAAAGTGGACAACGATACCAACGGAAGAGCAACGGTTGTAAGCCAGCTGCAGGGTATCGTTAATGCCATGGTAAATGAAGGAAAACTGGTGTCCGGTACTGTTACCGAGAATACCCTCTATACATCTGATGGAGATTACGCATATTTCGATATTTCCGTAATCGACAAGGATTCCATCGAACACATTTACCTGACATATAAATTCCAGTTCAGCAGCAGAACAGATGAATAAAGAAGGAGGATTAGACAATGGCAATCAATGAAAGAGCATCATCTGATGCACGCCACGCCCGTACCGGCAAAGATGCGGGCCTGTATGACGGAGACGGAACTCTCCTTGCCAGCATGGAAACATTTGCATCCAAAGCTACTTACAACAATGTTAAGTACCGCCCGCTTGGAGATCCGCAGGAACATGAGACATCCGATTCCTATGGAATCACTATTACTGTAACTGAGATCGTCATTGAGGATATTGATATGTTCAAGACCTTAATGGAATCCATGAAAACAGGTGTTACACCGCAGTTTGTATTCCAGGGCGTACTGATCGGTCTTAACGGTTCAGAAGAACGTGTGGTTTACAGAGAATGCATCCCGTCCGGAGACATCGATCTTCAGAATGTAGCAAACGGAGATGTGATCAAACGTAACTGGAGTTTCTTCGTAAACGGAAAACCGGATCTGCAGAAGGAACTTTCTATTTAATCAATATGTTTACAGGTGGGGCGAGAGAATCGCCCCATTATTTTTAAGGAGGAAGAATCATGGCGAAATTAACAAGCGTAAACGGAAAACCGGAAGAAAACATTGAGGAAGAAGTAAGAGAGGAAACTTTCTCTGCAGAGGAAACAAAGAACCAGCTCAGAGTGAAAGAAGATGACTTTATCGCTGGAATGCTGTCAGCTGCAGCTTATAAATCAGAGGAAGTATCTCAGATTGACATCGTAAGAGGCGGAAAGCTGTTCTTCTCATTCCGGATCCACGCTCTTGGAGAGGAAGAGGCGAACAAGAGCCGCAAAAAGCATACGAAGTATGTTCGTAACAAACAGATCGGAGTCAAATTCGCAGAGGAAACTGACAATGCGAAGTTCCGTTCTTCCCTCATTTACCATGCGACTGTTGAGGAAGACAGAAATAAGCTGTGGGACAACAAGCAGGTATGGAATGGACTGATTGCTCAGGGACACCAGATCGTAACCGCTCTGGATGTTATCGAGGCTGTTCTGCTCGGCGGTGAAAAAGACCGCATTATTGATGAAATCAATAAGATGAGTGGATTCAATTCTGAGAATATCGAAGAAGTGGAAAACAATCTTGAAGATGTTACAAAAAACTGATTCGCGCCGGCGGTAAAGTAACGCTTTTACATCAGATCTTCCAGCGGACCGGAATAACACCGGATGAGGTTTATTCCAAGACACCGGGAGTAAGGGCGTTTATGTTTGCGTCTATGATGGTTCGCCTTGAAGACGATGAGAAGGGAGGTGCGGCAAATGGCGGCTAAGGTCATAAAGATTGAGATCCCTATTGAAACCCAGGATAAGACTGATCCGGCGCTCGGTAGTGTGACGGCGAAGATGGAAGACTTGGATAATGCGGCGAAAAATGCTCAGAAGAGTATGGACAGTGCATCGAAAAGTGCTTCTGGATTTGAAAAATCACTCGGAAAAAGCATGGATAATGTCTCGAAGAAAGCCTCCGGGTTTGAAAAATCACTCGGTTCTGTGACAAAGCAGAAGTGGCAGATACTCCTTGAGGCAAAGGATAAAATCACTCCTACCGTAAAGCAGGCGATTACATACGTTAAGAGCCTGAGCAGTAAGGCTTGGCGAGTGACTCTGAAAGCAGTTGACCTTGTTACTTCACCTGTAAAAAGAGTATTCGGACTCTTGAAAAGCCCGCTTGTAGCCGCAGGAGTTACCATATCGGCTGGCGCGGGCATTGCCAGTACCGTAAAGACGTATGCAGAGTTTGAAGCTGCTATGAGCCAGGTAAAGGCTATTTCCGGAGCCACTGGAGAAGAATTTACACAGCTTACAGAAAAAGCAAAGCAAATGGGTGCCACCACGAAGTTTACAGCGGCACAGAGCGCGGAGGCCTTTAACTACATGGCTATGGCGGGATGGAAAGCCTCAGACATGATGAGTGGTATCGAAGGTATCATGAACCTGGCAGCAGCCAGCGGAGAAGATCTCGGAACCACATCAGATATTGTTACTGACGCACTTACCGCTTTCAACCTGAAAGCATCCGATTCCACACACTTTGCAGACGTCTTGGCGCAGGCCTCCGCAAATGCAAATACCAATGTATCTAAAATGGGACAGACATTCCAATACGTTGCTCCTGTTGCGGGTGCGATGGGATATAGCATTGAGGACACGGCACTGGCGATCGGACTTATGGCAAATGCTGGTATCAAAGGAGAAAAAGCAGGTACTGCACTCCGTTCTATCTTTACGAGATTGTCGGATCCTCCTTCAGATGCAGCAGAAGCTATTGAAAAGCTCGGATTGAGCATTACGAATACAGACGGAAGTATGAGACCTCTGAACGATGTTATGAAAGATCTCAGAAAGAGTTTTGCAGGGCTCACTCAGGAACAGAAGGTTCAGATGGCATCTCAGCTGGCCGGACAGGAGGCCATGTCAGGTCTTCTTGCTCTGGTAAATGCTTCTGAGGAAGACTACAACAAATTGGCAGAAGCTATCGGAAATGCAGATGGAGCATCGAAGAAGATGGCAGATACAATGCTGGATAACTTATCCGGTAAATGGACTTTGTTTAAGTCTGCTCTTGACGGTGTAAAAATATCTCTCGGAGAGAGATTTAAGCCGTATCTTATGGATGCCCTTGATTGGATGATAGAAAAAATGCCTGATATAGAAGATACACTCCTTCTTACCATGGATAGGATTGATGAATTTGTGGACCACACAAAAGAAAAAATATCTGAATTTACTGGTACGAAGGAATGGCAGGATGCTGACTTATTCGGAAAGATAAAGATTGGATGGGATAAGCTGATTGCCGAACCGTTTTCTGAATGGTGGGATTCATCCGGAAAACAAAAGATAATGTTAAAAGCTGAAGATATTGGAAAAGGACTTGGATCTGGAATATCGGCCGGAATCCTTACACTACTCGGAATCGACGTAGGTTCTACGATTGATGAGGGTGCAACTATAGGGCGGCAGTTCGCAAGCGGATTCGTAAGTGGATTCAATGCGTCTGAGATTCAATCTGCTATTGGCAGTGCTATTTCCGGAATCTTCAAAAATGCAGGAAAAATATTTACCGGTGACGCAGATCTGTCTTCCTGGTTATCTGCAGCACTTGTTGCGAAAGTTGCAACACCTCTTTTGGGTGCCGGTATCAAAGGAGTTAAACTCGGAAAGACGATATTCGGAAGTGGAGAAGGCGGATTAGGACTTGGAAGTGCTATTATCGGATCTGCAGCGGCAGGAACAGGACTGAAAGGCCTTGGAGCATCTGCCGGTATGTTTGGTCTGAAAATCGGTTCTACAGCAACTACGGGAGCCGGACTTATTGCTTCTGGTGCAGCAGCGGCCGGAGGCGGGGTTGTCGGAGGAGCAACACTCATAAGTGGAGGAATTACCATTCACTTTGCTGTGGTATGTACTATCTGCTCCGGCGATTATCCTTGATGATTATCTGAGATATTGGATTTTC